TGTATCTAACAACTTACCACAAGTAGGTACAGGTTCAGGTACTACTGGTGCAAGTAATCAAAGTTCTAACTTTGGTGTAATTGTAGCAGGACACGGCTCTGCTGTTGCTACAGCACAGCAAGTATCTAAGACAGAAAGCTATCGTGATCCAGACAGTTTTTCTGACATCGTGCGTGGTATGCACCTCTATGGTCGTAAGATTTTAAGACCTGAGGCACTTGTCACTGCTAAATATAACGTGGCTTAAAGGAGATAGAAAATGGCTACAGTTGACGTATCAAATGGTATCAATGCAGGTACGCACCCAAGTCGTGCTATTCGCAAAGAGCCATATAAAGTAGAAGTTGACGTTAATCTTGCTACTGCAACAACCACAAAAGGTTCTGCATTGGCATCGGCTGACGTTCTTCAAGTAATAGATGTACCTGCGAAAACAATGGTTTGGGGTGCTGGTCTTGAGGTGGTAACACCTAATGACGGAGACTTTCAAGTAGACATTGGTACAGGTGCAGATCCTGATGCTTTTGCAGACAATTTTGACTGTGATGGCACTTCAACAGGTGACATGACAGCAATACCTGCTGCCTATGCTCCATTAGTTGTATCTGCTGATGATACAGTTGATGTAGTACTTGGGCCTACTGCAGGTAGTGCATATCCTACTTCAGGAGTATGGAGAGTATATGCAGTCATGCAAGACGTATCAAACGATCTAGGGCCAGACGAAGTAGATCGTGACCAATTAGCTTAATTATTAATTGAGTAAACTACATGGGTGGCTCTAGGGGATAGGGCTACCCATTTTTTTTATAAAGGATTAAAGATGGCAATATCACAAGCTATGTGTACCTCTTTTAAGAAAGAACTTCTTGAAGGTAAACATGACTTTAATTCTGCAGGTCACACTTTTAAAATTGCTTTATATTCAGCAGGTGCAACACTAAGTGCAGGTACTACTAACTTTACTACCTCTGGAGAAGTAGTAGGTGCAGGTTATAGTTCAGGTGGTATAGAACTTACTAAAGTAGATCCTACAATAAGTGGTACAGTTGGTATTACTAATTTTGGTACTGCTACTTTTACTGCAGTATCTATTACAGCTAGAGGTGGATTAATCTATAATACAACTACTGACGGTACTTCAAGTACTACTAATGCAGTAGCTGTATTAGATTTTAGTGCAGACCAAACTGCTGTTGCAGGTAATTTTGTAGTTAGTTTTCCTACAGCAGATGGAACAACAGCAATATTAAGAGTAGAGTAAAATATGTCTAGTCATATTACTTTTGCTAGATACGGAACTGCTGTATTTGGTACAGATAGATATAACTCACAAAGTGTAGCAATTACTTTAACAGGAGTATCTAGTACTGGTGCAGTAGGTAATGTATCTATAGAAGCAGTAGATACAGGAACAAATGTAACAGTAAGTGTTAATGGGGTAAGAACATTAGCAAAAGTAGGAACACCTATAGTTTCACCTATAGTATTTGATTTTAGTACTGTTAAAAATAATTATGAAAGACGTAGAACAGCTTATGTACACAGACGAAGTAACAATGCAGATAGAACAGTAAAGGTAGCATAATATGTCACTTAAATGGCCCAGTAAAGATCCAGATGAAACAGTAGATTTTAGTATGGATTGGTCTAGATATTTAAATAGCCAAGCAACTATAGATATAGTTACATGGTTTGTTGATAATGAATCTGGTGTAAAAACTCAACTTAATACTGGTAGCATTATAAATAATTTACAATTAGTAGGAGTATCTAAAACTGATACAGTTGCTACTGTTAATTTAGGATTAGGTACAAATAATACAAAGTATAAATTACATTGTCAGATAGTAGATACAAGTGGAACAATAGCAGAAAGAACTGTTACTTTACCTATTAAGGAATTTTAATGGCATATAATTATTTAGGACTTGTCAATGAAGTTAATAGAAGACTTAATGAAGTAGAACTTACTACTAGTAATTTTTCTACGGCTGCAGGTTTTCATTCACAAGTTAAAGATAGTGTTAATGCTTCTATACAAGAAATAGATCAAGAGTACCCACACTGGCCTTATAACTATGTAGAACAAGAAGATACTTTGTCTGCAGGAATAAGTAGATATAGTTTTCCTGCAAACTCTACGATAGTAGACTTTGAAACTTTTAGAATTAAAGAAAGTGATACTTTAAATAATAGAACTCAAAAATTAAAAGTATTAAGATATGAAGAGTATTTAGAAAGATTTGTTGAACAAGAATATACATCAGATACTAGTTTATATAATGTTCCTGTATTTGTATCTAAGGCTCCAGGTTTAGAATATGTTTTATCACCTGCACCCGATCAAGCATATACAGTTGTTTATGAATATTATTTAACTAGTGTTGAAATGACTGACTCGACAGACGTACCTAAAATACCAGAAATATATAGAAATGTAATTCTAGATGGTGCTATGTATTATGCTTATATGTTTCGAGGTAATACACAAGATGCATTAGTTGCAAAAGAAAAGTTTCAAGCAGGATTAAAGAACATGAGAATTGTTCTTATAAATGAAAACACATATGTTAGATCTACTATGTTAACAAGATCACAAAGAAGTACATACGTTTATAGATTGGCTTCATAAATGGCAGATAGATTAGAAACATATGCTTTCGAGTTTAAAGAAGGTTTAGTAAGTAGCTTATCACCTTTGCAGCAAGGTTCACAAAAACCTGGTAGTGCTAGATTATTAAGAAACTTTGAGCCTTCAGTAGAGGGTGGTTATAGAAAAATATTAGGTTATAGTAAGTTTGATAGTAATACAGTTCCTGCATTTGGTGCTCCTAAAGTTCATGGAGCAAGTCAAACAGGTACGACATTAGTTGTAGCAGGATTATATATAACACCTATAAATGGAGATACACTTACTATAGCAGGGATTACAGGAACATATACAGTTAGTGGTGTAAGTTGGGCTACTGCAACTAAAAGAGCAACACTTACATTATCAACTAGTTTAGCAAGTTCACCTGCAGATCAAGCAGATGTAACTTTTACAACTAATAGAGGAAGTGTTACAGGGTTAGCTGCATGGAGAGGTTCTGCTATTGCAAGTAGAAATAATCATTTATATAAATCTACTGGCAGTAATTGGACTAGAATAAATGTTACTCAGTATGGGACACCTGTAGTAAATGGTGGTAGTCAAACAGGTGGTAACTTAGCTATAGATGGATTAACATCTATTCCACAAGCAGGAGATACTTTTACAATTGCAGGTGTAACTTTAGTATATACAGTAGCAGGAACACCTACAGTTACAAGTGGTGGAACTACTATGAGTATTACTCCAAACTTAGCTAGTAGCCCTTCAGACGGTGCAGCAATTACTTTTTTAACAAGTGATAAAACAAGTGTTAATAAAGAGAGGTATGTTAAATATAGAATAGGTATAACAGAAAAAATAGCAGGAGTAGATGGTACTAATTATCCATTTATATATGATGGTACAAACTATACTCCTTTAGTGAGTGCTCCTGATGATATAGAAGGTGCATCACATATAGCATTTTTTAAGAATCATTTATTTTTTTCAAAAGGTGATGTATTAAGTTTTACAGCACCTTATACTGATAACGATTTTGCTCCAGGTAACGGGGCAGGTAACATAAGTGTAGGTACGGATATAACAGGACTTATAGCTTTTAGAGAGCAGTTAATTATATTTAGTGAAAATAAGATAGAAAGATTAGTTGGCAATACACTTGCAGATTTTGTATTACAACCTATAACTACTAATATTGGATGTGTTGATTCCGATACTATAAAAGAAGTTGCAGGTGATGTAGTATTTTTAGGGCCAGATGGACTTAGATCATTAAGCTCTACAGATAAGATTGGAGATTTTGATTTAGCAGTAATATCTAAAAATGTACAAAAAGAAATTACAGATTTAATTAGTACCAATACTAGTTTTGATAGTGTAACAATCAAAGGTAAATCACAATACCGATTGTTAGGTTTTAATACTAATGTTTCTGATAGTAATGCTACAGGAATATTAGGAACACAATTAGCAGGAACTGAGGGTAGTTTTTTTGGTTGGGCTGAGTTAAGAGGGTTTAAAGCATTTGTTGCTGATAGTAGTATGTTTAATTCAACAGAAACTATTTTGTTTTCTAACTCAGGTGGATATGTTTATAAAATGGAAGATGGTAATAGCTTAGATGGTAATAATATAGAAGCTACATTTTTTACACCATTTGTTACATTGAATGATCCACAACTTAGAAAAACTATTTATAAGTTACATTTGTATACAGATCCTGCAGGTAGTATTAATACTACAGTAAATTTAAAATTTGATTTTGATGAAGATGATGCAATACAACCTGCACCAATTACTTTATCAAATACAACACAAGAGGTTTCAATTTTTGGAAGAAGTACATCAGTTTTTGGAACATCAACATTTGGTGGTAAATTAAAAAAAGTATTTACTACACAAACAATAGGGTCTGGATTTAATGTAGCACTACAGTTTACATCGAGTGATACATTTCCTCCATTTTCATTGGATGCTGCAGTTTTAGAATTTGGAACTTTCGATAGACGATAAGGATTTTTATTATGGGAACAGGTTATACTAGAAACGATACAGGTAATAATATTGCTGACGGTAATGTTATTAACGCAGCAGATTTTGATGGAGAATTTGATGCGATAGTAAGTGCATTTGCAACAGATGGTCATACACACGATGGTACGGCTGCTGAAGGTGGTGCAATTCAAAAACTAGGCCCATCACAAGAAGTAGAAGTTGATTCAGGTGCAATATTTCCTGCATCAGATGGTGCTACTGATTTAGGTAAAACTACAAAAGAATGGAAAGATTTATATATTGATGGTGTTATTAATACAGATAACATATCAGCAGATGCTGCTACTATAACTGGTAATGTTTCAGTTGGTGGTACATTCAATGTAGGGGGAGCTACAACTTTAACAGGAACTGCATCACTATCAAGTGCATTTGCAGTTAGTGCTACTTCTGCATTTAAAGGAGCAGTAAGTGTAGAGTCTACATTACGAGTTACTGGCGATAGTGATGTATCTAACTTATCTGCTAGTGGTACTTTAGATGTTGCAGGAGAAACATCATTAGGAAATACATCTGCTAATGGTACGTTAGATGTATCTGGTAATGGTTCTGTAGGTGGCACATTTAATGTTGAAGGCGATCTTAAAAATAGTGCAGGTAACTTAACAGTTGCACCTACTAGTTATATATTAGAAGTAAAAGGTGGAGGATCTACTGAAGGACAAATACAACTTAATTGTGCTGTTAATTCACATGGACAAAAAATTACTGCAGCAGATCATTCTCTTTCAGCTACTAATACTTTAACATTACCTGGAGGAGATACTATAGGTAACTCAGATGCTACTTTAGTTTCTGATATAGGCACACAAACTTTAACTAATAAAACTTTAACTAGCCCTGCAATAAATGGAGCTACTATAGATTCGGCTGTTAGTGTTTCTTCAGCAGGAACATTAAATGCAGGTACTAATGCAGATATACAAGGTACTTTAGATGTAGGAAGTAATGCTTCAGTTGGTGGTACATTTACAATTACTGGTGGTGCTAGTGCAGCTTCAACATTAAATATTGGAGGAGCAGTATCAGGTAAAGGTACATTAACAGTATCAGATACAGTATCGGCTGCAGGTGCTATGAATGTAGGTGGTAATTTTTCTGGTAAAGGCACATTAACAGTTACAGATGCAGTTTCTGTAGCTAGTACATTAAATGTAGGTGGTAACTTTTCTGGCAAAGGAACATTCAATGTTGCAGGTAGTGCTACTTTAAGTGGTAATGTAACAATGGGTGATGCTACTGCTGATGTTACTATTGTAAATTCTCAAGTAGAGTTTAAAAATAATCTTAGAGAAAGAACTTCTGTATCTACTACAAGTGCTACTGGTACGATTAACTTTGATATACTGAGTCATAATGTAGAACTAAGAACTAATAATGCTGCAGCTAACTTTGAGTTAAATCTTAGAGGAGATGCATCAACATTATTTCATAATGTAGTAGCAACAGGAGAAACAACATCAGTTGCATTTGAATCTAGTATGGGTGGTACAGCTTATTATTTAACAGCTATTAAAGTAGATGGGGTAACAGCTTCACCTGTTCATTGGCAAGGGGGTACTACTGCACCATCAGAAGGTAATGCAGATGGTATAGATAGTTATTTAATAAACATAACTAAAACAGGTAGTGCAGTATATACTTGCCTAGCTTCACAGACACAATATGGAAAGGTTACATACTAATGCCTATTAAAGGATTAAAAGGTGGTGTAGGTACTAAAGCATTAGGTTATGGTTTAGGTGCTGCTGAAGAAGAAACAGAGCCTAATTTTAATCAGACTGTATTACTTCTTCACGGTGATGGTTCTGAAGGTGCAGGTAATACTGCTGCATTAGGAAATCCAAACTATAAAGCATTTAAAGATAACTCTACATCAGCCCATGCTCTTAAAGTAGATGCTGATGCTTATGGCAATGACTTTAGCCCATATTATTATGCTGATGGTTATTGGAGTAATAGTTTTACAGCAGATAGTTTAAAAGTAACAACAGCATCAGATTTTGATTTAAGTTCTAATCAAGAATTTTCTATTGAGTTTTTTTTAAACCCGTCAGCCATAAATGCTTCTTGGGGTATATTTTTCTATGCTAACCCTAATGACAATAATTTTCAAATATCACATGATGGAAGTGGTAATGTAGATTTAAGATTTGCAGGTTCTCAAATTGGAACTCCTTTTACTTTACCCTTAAATACATGGTCACATCTTGTAATCACAAGAGATAGTAGTGGATATATACGTCAGTTTCTTGATGGGGTGTTAAAAAACTATAATCAAAAAACTGATGCTATTGATCGTGATTTTGTAACTATTGGAGATAGAAATGGAGGAAATCATTTTCTAGGTTATATATCAAATGTAAGATGGGTTAAAGATTCAATACCAACAAGTTATCAAACTTCTGAAACATCAACTGGCACAACAGTATTTACATCCCCTACAGCCCCTTTAACTACAAGCTCACAAGGAGCTACATCTTCAGATGTAAAATTATTAACTTGTCAGTCTAATAGATTTAAAGACACATCAGACAATCAAACATTTACTTTTAACGGAACACCAAAAGTATCTACCAACACACCATTTACACAAAGTAAAACTGCAAATGTAGGTTCTGGATTTTTTGATGGTACTGATGACCATGTTGAAATAGCTACTGCAAGTAGTGATTTTAATTTAGGTACAGGACAGTTTACTTTTGAAGCATGGGTATACACTCAAAGCACAGATCAACAAACAATAATGATTGCATATGTTAGTACTACAGATTTTAATATTTATCTTCATTATGATGCAGTAAGTGTTTATACAAGTTCAGAAATAATAAATGGAGATGATGGGGCTGTAGAAAGTTTCATACAAAAACATGCTTGGAATCATGTAGTAGTGCAACGAGACAGTTCAAATTATTTAACTATGTATGTAAATGGAGTAAGAAAATATTACACTGTAGTTACTACAGATTTTGGTGCTACATCTAAAATAAGAATTGGAGAGCATGAAAATAATGGTAATGGATTTAAAGGTTATATAGCAGATGTAAGATTTGTAAAAGGTAGTGCAGTATATTCTGGTGCAACTATTACTGTGCCTACTAGTTCATTAACGGCTGTAACAAATACAAAACTACTTACTTGTCAATACTCAGGAGCAGTTCGTAACGTAGGATTTGTAGATGACTCTAAATATAATCATCAGGTTATTCGTAATGGTGATACAACTATGGGTACATTTAGCCCATTTAGTTTAGAGGATGGGTATTGGAGTTATTATGGAGGTAATACAGGAAGTTATTACTTTGCAGATTCTGCTGATCTTGAAATAGGTACTTCAGATTTTACAATTGAATTTTGGATGAACTTAGATACAATTAGTGGAGGTGATTATCTTACTGGTAAAGTGCCTTCTAGTGGAGCAGGAGGTGATACAGCTTTTCAAATATATATGAGTGGTAGTGCAGGAGTACTAAATTATTGGCTACAAGACACAGTAGATACTACGACTATTTCAACTCCTTCTTCTACTATATCTGCACATACATGGCACTTTATTTCTTGTGTTCGACAAAGTGGAACAATGCGATTATATGTAGATGGAGTTCAAAAAGCTACAGGAACTAGATCAGGT